TTCCATTCGTGCTATAGAAATTCGCATCGGATGCATCGTATGTTACGAGCTGCAAGAGGAAATTGTCATATCTCTCAATCTTGGCAGTTGATTCCGGTGAAGTACCAGTCTTAAGAAAACGAAGATAGTCATAATTCAGATCCAATCCATTCATCATATTTCGAGTGTAATCGTTCTGAGGACTATTAAGAGGACTATCAAGAGCAGAAGAAATTTCGGACAATGAAGTCGCTAAGTTTGGTAAAAAGATAAAGGCACCATGATCACCATACTCTTGTTCTATACCTCGATGAAAATCTATATATGACTTATACCACTCGTTAAATCCGGATTGAAGAAAGTCATTAATGATAAAGAATGTCCAATAGTAATCTGGTGTTCTATACAACTTTTGTGAAACGATATCAGGCCTTTCTCCTTCTTGTATATTATAATAGAGATAGGTCGTAAAATCATCAGATCTTATAGTATCTACGTCAACATGACGATAGATATCGACTCGCTCAGTGAAGTCGTTTGTTTCTTGAAGATCGTATTGTATCTTTGGAAATTGTTGAAAAAATGCCATTATTCTACAGATGTTTCTTTAGGTAAGGTAATGTTTCCAGTGGTGTTTTGTGGAACGCCATTCTCGTCAATTCCTCGATTAGCACCGACAGTATCAGCTTCGAGATCATCGATGTCCGTTCTTGTAAGTACCCGTGTTTCCTGATAAGATACACTGATATCCACTTCAAGCGGAGCCCCATCATCATGAAACATATTTGTTGTTGAGTTAATACTTGATTCAACCGAGACCAAATAGCACGAGTAAATTTTTGGTATGAATCTATTCTCATTTACATTTCCATCAAGGAAACGAATAGTCCATGTTGGAGGAAAGGCCAATAAAAGACTTTGTGCATCTGATCGAGAATCTGCGTATGTAAATGCTCTAAATTTGGAATGAATCTTTCTTACTATTTCGGATTCTTCGGGCGATCTCGCAATTAACTTAAATCCAAAGGTAAAGGAACGTATTGCGTTTCCACTAAATGTGGTATTTGTGTTTGGATTTAAAAGAGCTCTACCTTTCAACCTTGCCGCTCCTTTTATTGCATCTGGGGCTGGTAATGATTGGGCCGCGGCAGATATAATTTCTGCATTTGAGAAACTTGCGTTGGCCCCACCAATTTGACTCTTTATGCTTTCGGCTATTTTACTTGGACTAAAACTACCTTCTTGCACAATCTTTGATAATCCTCCTCCTATCACTCCAAGATCGACTGTGTTGTAAGTCGCAGAGTCATTAAACGTAATATTTGCCGGACATGGAAAAAAGATATGATGTTGTTTAACTCCACTAGTCCCTTTCTCATGAGCGGTAAATTCAATGATATTGACATTTGGTTGACCTCGAAGATCAACGGGGAAAACTAAAGCACTTGTGTCTTTTGATGTTATATATGAAGGTAAGTTTGAAGTATTGCCCGGCAGATTATTTCCTATACCAGAGACCGATGAAGAGGATTGAGATCTTGCGTTTCTTGCTAACGCAGTTTGTTGTTTTCCGAGACCTGAGAGATATAGTGGTTGTGGCATAGATAAATAGATTCTGTTCTTATTTATAAGAAAAAATGTCGTATAAAGGAAGATATAAAGTAAAGAATCCGAGCAAGTATAAGGGTAATCCAACTCAAGTTATCTTTCGATCTCTATGGGAAAGACAGGTTTTTCGTTGGTGTGATGAAAATTCAAGTGTTCTTCAATGGTCGAGCGAAGAGATTATCATTCCTTATCGATGCAAAACAGACAAAAAGCTCCATCGTTATTATCCGGATGTTTATATCAAAACAAAGGACAAGGAGTATCTGATTGAAATCAAACCAAAAAAGGAAACCGTTCCTCCACGAGATCGATCAAAAAAGACAAAGACATATCTGAACGAAGTGATGACCTATATTAAGAACACTTCAAAATGGGATGCGGCAAAGGAATACTGTGAGGATCGCGGATTCATATTTGATATTTGGACCGAAGACACATTAAAGAAAATGGGAATAAAATTGTTGACCTAATCTTATAAATAGATTCATGGCCAAATCGTATTTCGATAAATTGCAAGCTGATGCTTTTCGTTCAGGTGTAACACCTCGTACCGAAGAGTCGTTGAAGTGGTTTCAAAAACGACTTCGCAATATCACTCGTGTAAATCGAAATCAGATACTCAAAGACGAGAATTTGATTAAGGTAAATAAACCTCTCACTGGCCGAATGTTCATGTACTTCTACGATCCAAAGACAAAGGAAACACTTCCCTACTACGATAAGTTTCCACTCATCATTATGGTTGATAAAGCACCAAAGGGTTTCTATGGATTGAATCTTCATTACCTTGATCCAAAGAGAAGAGCGATTTTCTTTGATAAGTTAATGGATTACATGACAAATAAGAAGTATGATCGAACCACAAAATTTCGTTTATCCTATGGTCTTTTGTCAGGCGCTCGTAAACTCAAAGAGTTCGAACCCTGTTTCAAAAGATATCTTACATCACACATTACATCAAGAGTCTCAGAAGTTCCGGCGACCGAATGGGAAGCCGCACTCTTTATGCCCACCGATCAGTTTGTGAAGAATAAGAGACAAACCGTTTGGAATAAATCACGTAAACTCATAGCATAATGTCTTTAGTCAACAAAATTCAAGGTACGAGAAGTACAACCACAATCGATGACTTTAAGTCAGTCATTGGTCGAAGAAGTGGATTGTCTCCCACAAATCGTTTTGCGATATTCATGAATCCTCCGTCGCAAACGCTTCTGAACTTGGATTTACAGAATCCATCAACTAATCTTAAGAGTCAAAATTTTGGGCCTGGTAAATTTTCAAATGAACCAAGAGACATTTCTATTCTTTGTGAGAGTTGTTCTTTGCCGGGTAGACAAATCCAAACTTTGGATAAACAACATCTAAATTATCGACAGAGCATAAAAAATCCTCAAGGTTACTTTAATGAGGATGTGAATTTTGTCTTTCATTTAACGAATGACTATCACATGAAGAAACTTTTTGATCGTTGGCTGGATCTAATAGTCAATCCCGAAACGTATCAGGTTGGTTACAAAAAAGAATACGTTACAGATGTAACAATACAACAATTAAACCAACAGAACGTTCCGGTCTATGGTGTTAAATTGAAAAACGCCTTTCCCGTAACAGTCAATACAATTGAGTTGAATAACGCATCAGCGGAAACACAAAAATTGAATGTCACACTGACATACGAAGATTATGAAACCGAGGGATCTATCGCCTCCTCCATCGGTCGTAATAATAAAAATGTAATTGGAGGCGAGACACCACACGAGAAGAACATGAAAAAAATTGCATCTCTTCAAGCAAATAATAGATTGATATAAATTATGCCATTACCAGTATTAGAAGCGCCGAAGTATAACCTAGTTGTACCTTCGACTAAAAAGAAATTGCAGTATCGACCCTTTCTTGTAAAGGAAGAAAAGATACTTATGATTGCACAAGAATCTGAAAACGAAAATCAGATACTTCAAGCAGTAAAGGATATTATTGAATCCTGCACATTTTCGAAAATTGATGTTAATAAGATTCCGATGTATGATCTTGAATACATCTTTCTTAAGATCAGATCGAAGAGTGTGGGTGAATTTGTATCATTTCAACTGAAATGTAACGAGTGTGGAGAATACAATCAAGTAGAATTAAATCTTGAAGAAGTTGAAGTCCAGTTTCCCTCGGAGCAGATTGATCCTAACATCAAATTAAATGATTCGGTGGGGATTACATTGAAACCAATCAACCTCTCTGATGTTACAAAGTCAAAGGGGAAAGATGCCATTTCCGCGGCTTTGATCGCATCAATTGATTCTATATATGACTCTGATAATGTCTACAGTGCTTCTACCTGTTCAAAGAAAGAACTAGAGACTTTTGTAGATTCTCTTTCACATCAACATTTAGAAAAAATACAAGAATTCATTTTAAACCAACCAACCCTCAAACACACTATTGAATATACCTGTGAAAAATGTGGTCATAAAAATTCTTACGAATTGAGTGGACTACAATCTTTTTTTACCTAAGCCTTTCTCACGACTCCTTAGCGAACCACTATCAAACTAACTTTTCGATGATGCAACACCACAAGTATAGTTTGACTGAACTGGACAATATGATTCCTTGGGAAAGGCAGATATATGTTTCAATGTTGTTAGATTACATTCGAGAAGAAAACGAAAGAATAAAGAAAAATGGATAAAGAAGATAAAGATCTTAGTGATATTACTAAAAAGTTACAAGCATCCATAGAAGAACAGACTGGTGATTTTATCTCTGATACTACTTCTGACAATTCAAAGTTCAGGAAAAAACTAGATCGTATAAAGAATAACATCCTTAATTCGATTCAAAAGGCTACATCGGGTGGTAAATTAAAGGTCAAGCTAGATAAGACTATCGCTCTATCGGATTTTATGGGAGATGTCTCTTCTGATAGTGAAAAACATGCTGCTAAACTTGACGTTATAAAAGCCAACACTATCGATTCGATTGAAAAAGCTACATCAGGTGGGAAATTAGAGGTTGCTATTGATAACAAAATATCTCTATCCGATTTGATGGGAGATACAAAAAATTTGGATAATCTCAATTTTGTTTTGGGTTTCAAATTCTTAAAGGTTAAGAGAAATATACTTAAATCGATAGATAATGCTACAAAAAGTATTGAAAAACTTCAATTTAAAGCGAAAGATTTATCTTTATCTTCTATTCTTGGTGAATCTCCTAAATTAAATATAATCCATGCTCTTAGGTGGTTAAGAATAAAGAAAAATATTCTTGAAAAAGTTGAAAAGAAAACTAAAGATGTCGAATTAGAAATTGATAATAAGATGTCTCTTAGTAGTATTCTTGGATCATCACCAGACCAAGATATTATCACAAGGACTAGATTCTTCTTGATTCGTCAGCGTCTATTAAATAAATTATCCAAAGCAGCAAAGGATTTTGATCCACAACAGTCTATAGATTCAATGACTGGTAATTTAGGTCGTACTGGTGGTGATTTGGATGTTGCTGGTGGTGATATTTCGAATGGAGAAATTCCAAATCTTTTAGAATCTATATCTGAAAATATTATAAGTTCAAGCGAATCTCTAAAAACATTAGTAGAAAATTCTTCTGGTAATATATTACAAGAAAGAGAGAATCGTAAAGAAGATATTGCTAGACAGGAAAGACAGATCGAGGCACTCAATTCTATATCTGATAATAATAATCAAAATGATGGTTCTAAAAGTGAGAAAAGTGGTGGTATTTTAAATTCAATTAAAGAAAGTCTTACATCTAAAATCGGTCTTGGTGGTAAAGGTGTTGGCGGTGGAATTGGTGGAGTAATGTCTGGAATTGGAAAAGGCGCCGGAAAGGGACTTGAAGGATTCTTGACTGGACTTGGGAAAGGACTTAAATCAATATCAAATCCCAAATATTTAATAGGAGCAGGCGTTCTTATTGCTTTGGGTGGTGCATTGCTTGTTACAGGAAAATCACTGAAAGAATTTACTGGTATAGACTTTAAACAAGTAGCGTTAGGTGTCACGACTTTGGGCGTGCTTGGAGTTGGAGCGGCGTTACTAGGAAAACTCGGTCCTCAGATTTTGATAGGATCTCTTGCGATTGCTGCATTGGGAGCATCTTTAATTCCAGCCGCCTTTGCCTTTAATATGTTTTCCGATGTCAATTGGAAAGGTGTTGCGATTGGAATTGGAACATTAACACTCTTAGGAGCAGCTGCTTTTGGATTATCATTTATATCACCAGCAATATTTATAGGAGCGGCCGCGATTGCTGCGTTGGGCGCTTCTATGATTCCAGCTGCACTCTCCTTCAGTATCTTTAGCAAAGCATTATCAACATTAACACCATTCATTGAAGGATTTGGTAATGTTATAAGCACTGTAATTGGATCGGTGGGTAGTTTCTTAACTGGATTTATCGATTCACTTGTGCAACTATCGGGTTCTGGTCTAGGTCTTATTACTGCTGGTACTGGAATAGCAGCTGTATCTGCCGCTCTTATTGCATTTGGATCTAGTTCTGCTATTGGTGGATTGTTGAGTTTCTTTGGTGGTGATCCAATTGAAAAATTCCTAGAACTTGCAGATAAGTCTTCCGGATTAGATGCATCATCCAAAGCAATTAATTCTATAGCATTATCATTAGAGAAACTTGATTCTGATAAAATAGACGATATGACCGATTCTCTTAAAGGTTTTGTAGGACAATTGAAAAATCTTTCTAAATTAAAGTTGAAAGAAGCCTCCACGATGTTCAAATTCATGGCGGAAGTCAGAGGAAGTATTGTGTCGGGTGACAACCAACTAAATACTGGTGATCAAACGGGAGTGGGAATACTTTCTCCTGCATCAAGAAATAATACTGGCGTTCAAATGGAAGTTGGAATGTCCAATATCGCCGACTCGAAGGCCCAAGGGGCACCAGTAATCGTTGCGGGTGGTGGAGGTGGCGCCGCTCCTCAAAACACAACCGTAAATGCTTCGAACGTAAACGTATCTAATAGTAGACACGCCGAAGAATCTTGGTCTTTAACGACCGCGGCATACGGTTTTTAGTAACATAAAAACTGTTACATACCAGAAGAGGCGATACCGGATTTCTCCAGTATCGCCCCTTGTATTTGTTTATCAGTTCGGTTAGTCCTGAGCCAACTTGGCGAAATACGCCAAGGTGTCTTCTTCCTCACCATCATCATCGTTTGATGAACTAACGTTCTGATCCTCGCTCCTCGGTGCGGGTGCGTCCACTCGCTCTTCACGGGTCTCATTGAGCTCGGTAGTTTGTTCTACCGAAAAGGTGTTGGCGATATCCTCTTCACCAAGTACCTCGTATAACTTCTTCTTCAGTTCGGCGTATGACTTGTAACTTGACGGATCGATGAACTCATTCAATCCATGAAGACTGTCATAGACCTTCTTCAACTTTTCTTCATCACCATCAAAGAGTTCAGTAACAGAATCGAACTCTGACTTATCATAGTTGCGATAACCTTCAACATTACGAATCTTCAACTTGAAGTTCGCTCCACCCCAGAAGTCAAATGGGTTGATAGGTTTTTCATCCTCGAACTGAGGCTGCATCACATCCATGATCTTATCGAAGATCTTCTTTCCATACTTGTAAAGAAAGACCTTACCTTCGTTTGTCGGATTCGCTGAGTCGGAGATCACAAGAATGTTCGATACGTAATGCAGACGACGTTTACGTTGACGAACCAATTCCTTGTCTTCCTCTCTTCCCGAGTTCCACAACTGAGAATTCAACTCACTCAACGGATCTTGTTGACCGATTGAAGTAAGAGACTTCTCGATATACCACCTGCCGGTTGGGCCTTTGAAACCATGATCCCAGAAACGGATCCACGGTAAATCTTCGGCATTAGACGAAGGCAGAAAGCGAATAACGGCATAACCATTACCTGCTTTGTCTACAGTTGGTTTCCACTCTCGGTCGTCTCCATAAGACTTTTTTTCAGAGACGCTTTCGGCGGCATTTACCAACTTTTCTATCGACGCAAGTCGATTTGCTTTGAGTTTTTCGAATGACATAGTATTATTTGTATTTTATGTATATTAACAGATTATTGTTGGTTTGTAAAGACTTTTATTATAGTATATTTCAACCATCTTGGTAATTATCACCTTTCAGTTGATTAGGGAATGTGACTTTAACCTTCTCATGAAAGACATTTGATTCATATAAAGATACGAAAGGTTTGCAGACTTTGTGATAAAAATCATCAAGAAATGTTTTATCCTCTAATAATGGTCTCACCTTCTGAATCTGAGGTGATGT